TGCGGGAGGATCTCGTTCTGGATGCGGTCCTCAAGGGAGCCGAGGATCGTCTCTGGCCACTCGCCGCGGCCGAGGCGGCGGTTCTGGATGAGGTTGTTGTAGCCGCTGCCGCCGTTCCAGTTCTTGTCGGAGAGGGCCTTCGAGAGGTCGTTGACCAGTTCGGCCTTGGACTCCTGGGACCAGTCTTTGTATTCCATGTCGTCCTCCGGGGCGATGGGGGTGATGGTTGTTGCCTGCGCAGCGATGCCGCTGACGTAGCCGTTGCAGTAGTTGCGGGGGTCGACGCGGCCGTAGGTCCACTGGTCGAGGACGTAGCCGGGCGGGAGCGCCTCGAAGTGAAGGTGCGGGCCGGTGGAAGCCCCGGTGTTGCCTGAGTAGCCGATGACCTGCCCTTGGCTGACTCGCTCGCCCTGGGCGACGGCGACGTCGGAGAGGTGGCCGTACGTGAAGTCCGGCTCGGAGTCGCCGCAGTTGAGGATGATGCAGATCGAGCCCATCATCCACAGCGGGTTGTCGTTCGGGGTCCAGTCGGCCTGCCCCGCGAAATCGATCACGCCATCGCCCACGGCCACGATGGGTGTCCCTATCGGGGTGGCGAAGTCCCTCCCGGTGTGCCCGCCCGGAGGATTGACGCGGGTGCCGTCAGGCAACGTGGCGTTGGGGTTTGCGCCGAACTCCTGCGTGACCGGGTACACGCCCGGGTCGACGGGCCAGATGTAGCCCATGTCGTGCTCCTTCAGAGGTGGATTCCGGGCGGGACGTCCGCAGGGAGGATCTCGTGATCGGCGCCCGCGCGGCGGATGATGCCCACGAGCTTGTAGATGAACGCGACCAGCCGGTCGTTGCGGTCCTCGAGGGTGTCGATCTTCTCCTCGGCCAGCTCGAGGCGGCGGCGCAGCTCCCCGACTTCCTTCTGCAGCGGCCTGACCAGGGCGTCGTTGATCGCGTCGATGAGCTTCTGCTCGGCCGACTGCTCCGCGAGCCGCTCAGCCTGCTCCGCGGCGCGCTCGGCGCGGGCGTCGGACTTCCGCTTCCCCACCCAGCCGCCGACGCCGCCGAGCACGGCGCCGGCCGAGGTTCCGATGGCGGTGATGACCGCCGTCCATCCCTGCTGGTCCATTACTGGGCGATCAGCCAGGTCGCGAGGACAGGGATCACGTTGTCCGTGCTGCGGGCCACCCCGCCCGACATCCAGTTCAGGTTCACGGACCCGCCCGTGGTGACAACGCCCCGGTAGATCGTGCCCAGCGCGCCGGTGGAGTTCGCCTGCGACACCGACGTGAACCCGATCTCGTACCCCGGCCGGTACCCGGTGGGGATGGTGGCGACGTTGTTGCCGCCCGAGCCGTTGGCCCAGACCACGTTCCCGGACAGGGTGGCGACCCTGCCGCCCGCGCTGATGGCGAGGGTCAGGGGCCCGTACCCGGCCGGGGGTGCGTTGAAGTTGGCCGTGTTGAGGGTGAGCGCCTGCGTGGAGTCGCCCCACCAGGTGGTGCCGTCGTACCGTTCGATCGGGCACCCGGCGAGGTCCGTGCGGCAGACCAGCATCCCCGCGTACTTCCCGCCCGGGGGCACGAGGGCGTCCCGTTCGGCCTGCGACGCGACCGGGACGGGGAGGTTGTAGGTGTCGAGGTCGGTGGCGAGGTCCCCAGCGAGGTTGTAGGCGTCGCTGTTGACGATGGTGCGGCCTTTGTTCCATCTGGTCTGCGGCATCAGCGACTCCAATCAATGCTGAGCAGGCCGCTGTCGGCCTGCTTGTTGCGTCCGTTGAATCCGGCGTACGAGCCGCCGGTGATTGCGATCCCGCCGCCCGCGAGGAGGTCGGCGGCGAAGCTGAGGGGGAGGCTGTACACGGTGCCGCCCTGCCACGGCTGGGCTGTCACCCCGGTCGCCGCGGAGCCGAGCGTGACGTTCCCGGAGGGGCGCGTCCGGCTGGTGTGGGTCTTGAGGTTCACCGTCACCGGGCTGGAGGACGCCCCGGCCCCGTTGCGGGCGCCGAGGGTGAACCTGATGGCGGTGATCGTCCTGCCGGCGAGCTCGGAGGGCGAGCCGCCGTACCACCACGCCCCCGTGAGCGGCCCGGACCCGTAGTCGCCCTGGTAGACGTTGTTCCCGCCCGCCCACGAGTCCCAGCCGCCCGGACCCCACCACGTGGACGTGTCCGTCGCCGCATACGTGGAGGTGCCGGTGGTTGCCGCGGACGGCGGTGGCGCGACAGGTGCCGGGGCAGGCGGCGCCGCGGTCGTGCCGACCTTGCCGAGGACAGTGGGTATCCCGGCGTCCCATTTGAGGATCACGTTGTCCCCGACCGTGGGGGTGTACCCGGATGAGAAGTAGGCCGTGTAGGTGGCGCCGTCGGAGCCTGTGACCGTGATCGTCGACGAGGACGGCGGGACCGTGGCCACGACCCCCTGTGAGGGGCGGGGCGCGCTGGCGAGGCGTCCGACGATCCACGCTTCGGCCTGCCCGGAGGGCGCGGACACGAAGTCCACCGCAACTGGGTCGCCGGCTTGGACGACGAGGGGGTCGATGACGCGGGCGGGGATCACGTTGCCGTTCACGTTCACGGACAGGGTGGTTGCCCCGGCCGTGGTGGGGACGACGATGCCCTGGAGGCGGGTGACGGAGCGGGCCGGGACCGCGGCCATGAGCGGGCGCAACAGAGCCAAGGCATGCCTCCAATGGGCTACGATTCACGTGCTGTCATGTCGTTGACTGAATTGGGGGAATTCGTGGATGCTTCGATCGCCGAGCGGCTAGATGTCCGAGACAATGCGCTCAACTCCATTCGTCTCGTCTTGGCAGCACTGGTGATCGTGTCGCATGCAGCACCCATCACTGGGCTCGCCGAAGAACTGAAACTCGGAGATCTGACCCTCGGTCACGTTGCAGTCGGGGGCTTCTTCGCGATCAGCGGCTTCCTGATCACGCAAAGCCGCCTCAGGTCACGCTTCTGGCCTTACACGTGGCGCCGAGCACTGCGAATCCTGCCCGGATATTGGGTGTGCCTTGCCTTCACAGCCTTCGGAGCCGCACTCTTCGCGGGCGCGGTTCGTGGCGGTTGGGACATCAGGTCGGCCTCTGGGTTCCTGTTCTCCAACGCCAGAATGTTCGGCGGAGGATTCGAAGACATCGGCCAGACACTCGCCGGTCTGCCGTTTCCTACCGCATGGAACGGCTCGCTCTGGACACTCCGATACGAAACCGCGTGCTACGCGGTCGTTGGGATCTTCGGTCTCGTCGGCTTCGTTCGGGGGTCAAAGGTTGTGCCCCTTGCGGTATTCGCAATCAGCACAGCATTCAGCATCGTTGTCACCGTGAGAGGAATCGGCGGCGTACCGGCTGACATCGCGCTCCTTGTCCCGTTCTTCGCCGCGGGCGCCGCGCTCTGCGCGCTCCAGAACCTTGTGCCCCTCAACCGGTATGGGGCCGCAGCTGCCCTAGTGCTGGCCGGTGCTAGCTTCGCGACAGGAACAGCAGGCGCTTTCTCCGCTCTCCCTCTCGCGTACCTCTTGCTTTGGCTCGGCGTGTCCGCCCCCGCCCCGATCAGGAGGATCGGGTCAAAAAACGACTATTCGTACGGGACGTACCTTTACGCCTTCCCGATTCAGCAGCTTCTCGTGATTGCAGGCGCGGCCCAGCTGGGGCTTGTCGCGTTCACGATCGCGTCAGTGCTGGCAACGGCGCCGTTCGCGTTCCTGAGTTGGCACGCTGTGGAGAAGCCGGCTCAGCGACTGAAGAGACTAGTTGAGCTGAAGCGCAACTCGGGGAACGGCGGAGGTGAACCCCAGAGTCGTAGTGAAGGTCGAGGGCAGCGCCCCCGAGACGCTATTCTGCGCGGCCCCCGTGGGGATATTTGAAGCTGAAGCTGTCGTCGACGGCATCAGGACCGCCCCGTTGGTTCCGACAATCCGAACCACTGGGGCGGTCGCTGGGGAGCCCTGCGAGGCGCCTCCCACCCAGTACTTGCCAGCAACGAGGACCAGAGCTGTGGAAAGTGTGAGAGCCGCGTTGCCGACGACTGTCGCATCGATGGTCCCAGCGTCCACAACCAGAGCGCCGGGGAACATGCCAGACCCGTCATCCGCATACACTCCCAGCCGTAGAACAGCCCCGGTGCTCCCGGCGGTCGTGATTTCCCCGACAAGCGCCTGAAGAATGCAGAGCCTGTCCACGTTCATTGGGGCAAGGGCTAGCTGATTGGCAGACGGGGTTCCGGTCGTAGGTACCCCGTCAGGGCCGTAGTACAGGCCCTTGCCCCGATAGACCCCACCCCGCCCCACAGACTTTCGAGAAACGGTGACCTTCCGATCGGCCTCAAGCTCAAAGGACGGGAGCATCAGGGATTGACCACCTTCCGGACGCAGAAGCGGGCAATGCGGACTGTTCCGATCCCGTTGAAGTTGAACAGGGCCCGGACCTGGCCGCTGGCTGCCGTCGTCACCCCGGCTGGCACGACAAGGTTAGGCGTTCTCAGCACGCCCCTGCGCGGGTTGCCGCCGAAGGTTGTGATGCCGCTGCGCTGCATCATGTCGTAGACCTGCCAGATGCCCTGCTGCACCGTTGAGTCACCCGAGACGAACATCTGCAGGGAGAACTCGGTGCAGGCTGTCCAGTCGTCGTCGGTCTCGAACTCGAGCTCGGCGAACAGGGTGTCGCCCGGCGCGAATGTGCCACCGGAGACATTGGTCACGATGTAGCACTGGTTCGTTCCAGTGGCTGTCGAGACGAGCATCTGCCACTCGCCGGCTGCCCGGTCCGGGCGAGCTACCTTGAACGCGCCGCCTGCGAAGCCGGTCTTCTGGAAGCCTGTTGCGAGGCCCGAGACGCTGCCGGTCATCAGCGGATTGGCGGATACGACTGTTGTCCCGTTGCGGTAGAGCAGGCTGTTCCCACGTGGGACGAAGGGCCGGATGACATCGGCGAGGTATTGGCCGAGCGCGAGTGCACCGAGCGGGCTAGGGTGCAGGGTGTCTGATGTGTAGGCCGAGACGGGGCTGCCGCTGCTCGTTGCACTAGCCGGGTCGCAGAAGATTTCCACCCAATTCACAAGGATGAAGTTGGGTGTGACCCTGGCGTAGGAGAACAGCCAGTCATTGATCTGATCCAGCACCCAACGCGTGGCGTACTCAGCCGCATCGGGCCACAGCGTTCCCCAGACGATCCGCTCGTACCCTGCCGCGAATGCGGCACTGAAGATCGCCCTGAGGTTCGCGATGGTCATCGCCGGGGACTGCGACCCGCGGTCGTTGACCCCCGCGAGTCCGAATAGCCAAGCGCCCTTGCCACCGTACTGTGTGATGTCCCTGATACGGGCGAGCATCTGTGTTGTGGTGTCCCCGCCGATTCCCGCGTTGTAAGTCATCTCGAAAGGCTTCCCAAGGAACGTGTTGGCCCAGTGGAACCAGCCGCGCGAGTCGTTGTACGCGGTTGTCTCGCCCGGGTTTCCGATCGCACCGGGGCCGTTCCGATTAGTGATCGAGTCCCCGAAAAGCACGGCACGGAGTTGCGGTTGCGGGGACGCCAGCCGTCCGAAGCTGGCTGCATCCCCAGGGCGCGAGAGTGTGGCCTGCTGGCTCAGTGGTCGGCTCATGCGTGGACCGTCCCCGTCACGATAAGGTCTACCGCGCCCGCCATGCTGGAGTAGGCGGAGATTGCATCCCCAGGTCCGAGCATCGCCCCGGCGATGTAGTCGTGCAGCGGAAGCGTGTCGTTGCCTGCGAGGCTGTAGTTGTGGATGACCCGGTGAGTCCCGTCGCCGATGGTGCCTCCCGCCTTGACGATTGAGAGGAATACTGATGCTGGCGCGGAGAACGTGCTGACGCTGGGCACGGATGCAGCGCCACCAGCAGTGCCGGTGTCGGTGTAGCTGTTAGTCGTCGTGCTCGCCACGAGGACGTTCTCGCCCCCCGCCGTGGTTCCTCGATACCAGTTGAAGTAGGCGGCGCCTGCGACGTTCGTGCACGAAAGTGCCTGGGTTCCGTTGGCAACAAGTGTCGCTGACACCTCATTGGAGCCAAGCGTCTCACCGTTGACTGACTTCGCGGTGACCTTCCAGTAGCACGTGCCCGCAGCGAAGGTGCCGCCGCTGCTCGAGGTGGTCCCGAGAGTCAGGGTCGGCGCAGCCGTGAGGCTCGAAACGTTGCATAACGATCCTTGAGCGAGTTTCACCGACTGGCCCGCCGCTACCGTATAGAGCGAGACATCGCTGGTGCCAAGCTGCTGGGACAGGAGCACCTGCGGGCTGATCGAAGCCGCCTGGATGATGTTGTTGCCTGCCATGGTTCAGCCTCCGAAGACGACAGCGAAAGCTGCAGAGATCCCTGCAGCGGGGTCGGACCAGTTGGCGGCGTCAGCTGCGAATGTGGCGGCCGAAGTGAAGTTGCTGTTCGCCGTGATGGTGCGCCCATTGGTTGGGTTGATGACCGCTTGCCCGGTGGTGTAACCGGTGTTCGCAGCCCATGGCTTCACCGCGCTCGTGAGGTCAGCTTCGATTGCGTTCATGTCCGCGGCGTTCAAAGCCAGCCCGGACCCGTTCGGTCCCCAGATGCGTGCCATATGTCAGCCTCCTGACGGGTGAAGGGAATCGGACGGGAACAGCGAGTCGGACGGGTACAGGGGCGCGGAGGCGTGGGCTGCCGGGACACCCGGCTGGTTCGTCAGGATCGGGCCCGCGATCGTCGTCGATGTCGCCGACCCGAAAGCCGCCTTCACCGCCGCGTAATCGCACCGCACCGTCAACGGCATCCTGTCCACCGTCGTGCCGGCGCCCCTGAGCCCCATCGCCACGACGCGCCCGTTGAGCGGGACGGCCATGCCGTTCACCACAGGGTTCGCCACCGTCACCCAGTCACCGATCTGCAGGTGCGGCAACGGCAGCGCCTCCACGATCAGATCCGTCGTCAAACCCGCCAGCTGGGTGTCCCGCATCTGCGCCGCATACGCGTCGCACTGCTCCTGCGTGGTCAGCATCGTCGACGAATAGAACTTCGGGTACCGCCCATGCGGGCCATCCACCCGCAGCGGCCCGCCAGTGATCTGGGCGACCCCGCGCACAGGCTGCTGCTGCCCGTTCACCGTGGCGGTGCCGTCGGCGACGAAGATGTTGTACAGGCCCTCGTACCGCTGCGCCCGGTTCACCCTCACCAGCAGCCCCTCCGGGCCCCCGTAGAGGGTCGCGACCGGGCTGGACGTGATCGGGTAGACCTCGGCCTGCCCGTCGCCGTTCATCCTCACCCCGGCGCCGATCCGCGCCGCCAGATCCTGCACAGCAGCCCACCGGTCGCCCTGCTGCTCGTACACCAGGGTGGTATTCACAGGGGTGTCCGTGACCCCGGCGACGACCAGCACGGGCACACGGTCGAGCAGCAGCCTCTTGATCTCCCCGATGACCGTCGGCGACGCCCCCACCGGGGACTCGGGGGCGATGAACTTGTCGTTCACGACCTGGGCCGCCAGATCGTACGCCTGCACCGTGATCGTCGCGCCCATCGGCTGCATGATCACCTTCGACCCGGGCGGCACAGGGCTGTCAGGGGTGACGGTCCCGGCCTCGTCCACCGTGTACGCCGCCCACGTCTCATCCGGCTGCGGCTGCGTGACCCGGTACCAGCCCTGGTTCACAACCCCGGCCCCGCCCACGGAGTAGATCACCTGCAGCCTGGACCCGCCCGCACCGAGGGGGTCCTCGAGCAGCCAGGGGGCGAGCTCCCCGGTGGGGTCCTTCACCGTCAGGTTCAGGGACTGGGCCTCGCGGGAGTCGTCCCAGTCGAGCGCCCACCCCGCCAGCGGCAGCGGCTCGGGCCACACGAGCTGCCCGTCGCGCCACACCCACACGACGAGCTCGTCGCCGGTGCGGGACCCTTTGAGGGCGGCGAGGGTGTTGGCGTCGATCGGACGGACCACGAGCGCACCCCCTTTTAGCTGTAGGCGTTCGCCGATCCGGTGAAGCTGGGACTCTGGCCGGTGATGTCCACGCAGGCCCGCCAGTAGGGGGCCTTCACGTCGAACCGTTTCGCGGCCGTGCACGGGGCGGTGATCGGGTCGAACTGGTCGCGGGGCTCGGCGTCCGCCCACACCTGCCCGTCGAGGGACCACTGGATGTGGAACACCGCGGAGGGATTGGTGCCCTGCACGTCGGTGACGTTCAGGATGACCCCGATCCACGAGTCGGTGGGCTTCTGCACGTTCCCGACGCCGGCCTGCGTGGAGGTGAGTACGGTTCCGGCGAACAGCGCATTCGCTACGGGCATCAGGTCGGCCTCCTAGCCGGTCGGGGACTTCTGCACGTCCAGGTAGGCCATGCCGTTGGACGAGTAGAGGGTCTGCGCGGTCTGGTACGTGTCGAACAGGGCCTGCACATCCCCGTAAGTCCAGATCGGGACGAGGATCGCCGCCGTCGGCGCCGCCACCCCGGACCCCTGCAGGGACCACTTCGTGAGCGTGCCGCCGAACGCCACCGTCTGCGGCTGCTCGACGACCTTCGGCACCGCCGTGTAGAACAGGCCCGGTATCCCAGCCTCGCGGCCGTTCCCGGGCGGGCGGATCAGCAGGACCGCGGTCTGCTCGAGCAGGTCCCGCAGGTTCGTGGTGGTCTGCGCCGTGTCCGTGAACATGTCCAGCGGGACGTTCTGGGCGATGAGCCGCTGCCCGCCGATCGCGACCGGCTTGTTCGACCCCCAGATCGGGATGATGTTCACATCCGCGCTGTACTCCAGCGCCTTCACCGCCGCCGCCGTCAGGGACGGCCTCGACTTGTCGCCCCGCGCCACCGCGAGCGGGATCGCGGAGCCGGGCACGAGGGGGTCCTGGATCCACCACACGGGCTTCCCCAGGGCGTCGGTTGGGGAGTTCACGGTAATGGAAGCGGTGGGGGTGATGGCGCCGGCGTCCGGGCCGGACACCACCTCGAGGTCGTACGCCACCGACCGGCCGAGGGGGACCTCGTAGTCGGTGACCGTGTCGGACCCGTTGATGGTCATCCCGCGGGTGCCCCGGACGGCGGTGCGGTCCCCGTCGGCGGTGCGCCAGATGTTCACCGTGTCGTCCGTGCCCGTGGTGAGCCCGGTGATCGTGATGGCCACGTTCGGACACGGCGTGGACCCCGAGGACAGGGAGATCGTGGGCACTGGGCACCTCCGGGTCTAGAATCCGCTCATGACAACACAAGGCAGCAGCAGCGAGGCCCCGTCCCGCCGCAGCATTGGGCGGGGCCTCGTCTACGCGGGGACCATCGCGTTCTTCATCGGCCTGTTCATCGCCGCGGCGAACCCCGTGCTCGGGCCGACCGTGCTCATCCTCGCCGGGCTGCTGTTTGCCGTCGGGATCGCCCTGCGGGTAGGGACCACGGGCACCGACTAGAGCCCTACCCGCGTGTAGCGGGCTTCGCCGGCTGCCGCACCGATCCGCGCATCGGCCCGCTTGTCGACGTAGGCCGTGAACGCGTAGCCGTCGACGACGAGGGTGACCTGGTCGGGGAACGCCTGGACCACCACCGGGGCCTGCTGCTGCGTGGGCAGCTTCCCTGTGCGGTTCATGTAGTCCAGCGCGCCGGGGTGGTCGGATTCGAGCCGATTGGCTGACCCGCCGGACACCACGAACTCGCGCGGGTCCAGCATCGTCGCGACAGTGTCCGAACCGAACGCGAACGGGTGGCGGCCGCCCCCGGCCATGTGGACGACGGTGCCGGGGCTGCCGGCCCAGCCGCCGCGCGCGTGCGCAGCCGGGGCCGTGTTGTTCCCGACGCCGGCGGCGTTCCCGCCGAAGTCGTTCGCGTTCACCGAGTTCACCTCGGCGTAGTACACCGGGACGGTGATCTGGTGGCCGTGGAGGTTGTTCAGGGCGTCCTGCAGGATCTGCAGCTTCGTCAGGGCGTTGGCCGTGTCCACGTCGGTCTTCGTGGGCGGCACCGAGGCGGGGATCTGCAGGATCTTGTCGATGTACTGCGTCACTGCGTCCCGGTCGACGCCGTGGGCGACGGCGTTGTCGATGATCTGCTGCCGCATCGTCTCCATCTGCTGGCGGGCCTGCCCTGTGGAGTTGTCCAGGCCGCCGTTCGCCTCGACCACCTGCTGAAGGGCAGCGACCTGCCCGTTCAGCTGGCCACGCAGCGCCACGGACGCGGCGGACATGTCGCCGATGTTGTCCGTGGTGAACGTGATCTGCTTGCCGACCTTGTCGACGTGCGTGCCCATGTTCGCCAGCTGCGAGTCGAAGTTGTTCTGCGCCTGCGCCGCCGACAGCGCTTTCCCGTTCAAACCGTCGAGGGTGGCCTTGAGGATCCCGGCGGCGTCGTTCTCCAGCTGCATCTTCGCCATGGCGTCCTCCGCCGCCTGCGCGTTCTTCTGCTGCGCGTCGTAGGCGCTCTGCAGGGACCCCACAGTCGTGCCGAGCTGGCCGGCGAAGTCCGCGTACACAGACTTCTGCTGCAGCTTCTGCTGTGCAGCCTCCGAGTCGACCTGGTTCAGGAGCTGCTGCTTCTGGATCTGGTCCTGGATCGCCCCGCTGTATGTGCCGGTGGCCTGCCGGACCTTGTCGATGTCGGCCTTCAGCTGCTGGTTGGCCTGCCCCTGCACCTGCCCGTTGTGGGTGGCCAAGCCGAGCTTCTGCTGCAGGGTGTCGAGCTCGCCGTTGAGACGCTGCTGCGCCTCAGTGTTCCCCGTGATGGCCTGCATGGTGGTGTACAGGGACAGTCCCTGCCGCTGGATGGCCTGCGCGGTGCCGTCCGAGATCAGCTTCTGCAGGGTCTGTATCCGCACGTTCTCGCCGATGGCGTCGTTGTCCTTCTTCACCGCGTCGGCGAAGTCCTGCGACGCCTGCACGATCCGCTGCTGGGCGTCAGCCGCCTGCAGCGCGTTCGTGGTCAGCAGGGTCAGGCCGCCCACGAGGAGGCCCACCACGGGCACCGCGAACTGGGTGGCTGCCGCGGAGAGCCCGATCGCGGAGGCGAGGGACTTGAGGCCGCCGATGATGGCCTCCGAGCCGAGCATGCGGAACGCCACCACCGCCGTGGTCGCCCCGGTGGCGAGGATCGCCAGCACCGGCAGTGGCAGCGCGTTCAACGCCCCGGTGAGGCCGTTGAGGGCGGCGATGACGACGGGCCCGACGGGGGCGAACGCGGCCAGCAGGTGACCTGCGAGGGTGACGACGTTCTCCAGCAGCTCCGTCACGCTCGGCAGGTTCGCCTGGGCGTAGGTGATGAAGGTCTGGAACCCGTCGGCGTTCGCGAACCCCATCAGGAACCCGACGAACTTCTGCAGCTCCACCGCGCCGGTCTCGATCAGCGGCATCATCCGCTCAAGCCCCGTCACGGTCGCCTGCAGCACACCGCCGCCGATCGACCCAAGGGCGGCGCCCATCTCCCCGGTGAGCTGGTTCAGGAACGGCAAGTGCTGGTTGATGCCAACCACAGCCCGGTCGAAGGCATCCAGCAGGGACACCGCCGCCGTGTTCGAGAGCTCCTCGAAGTTGCCCTTCAGGGACGCGATCCCGGCACTGTAGGCCTGCCCCGTCTGGGTGCCGGCCTCCATGTTGTCCTTGATGCCCTTGATCGCCACAAGCCCTGCGGCACCCATCCCGGCGAACGCGGTGCCGAGGCCGACCGTGGCGGACGCGATCGTGACAGAGCCGGCCAGCAGGGCGGGGGAGATGCCGATGAGCGCGGAGATCAGGTCGAACTGGGTCTTGTGGGATTCGTTGACCCGGTCCTCGGAGACCTTGAGCTCTTCGTTGGTCCCGATCTGCTTCTCGACGAGCTTGTCGAACTGCGACCCGGCCTGGATCAGGGCGTTCTGGGCGCGGAGGCGCTGCTGCTCGGTGGCGTTGACGTCCTTCTCGACCTTGTCGAGGTTCAGCTGGGCGATGCGGAGCTTGTTCTCCGCGATCTGCAGCGCCTCGAGCTGGGCCTCCGCCTTCGCGGTGTCCGCGTCGACCTTGACGTCGATCTTGCGCCCGTCGAGCCGGTCGGCTTTCTCCCCGGCCGTCGTCATCTTCTGCTCGAACTGGTCGGCGTCGAGGGTGAGCTTGGCGTTGATCGAGCCTACGGTGGTGGGTCCCTCGCCCATCCCGCTCACCCGCCTCTCAGTACGTCATCGAATCCGTGTCCGGGGCTGCAGGCTCCGGGTCAGGGGGTGGGGGTGCGAAGGCGCGGGAGAGGCGTGAGGCGGGGTCGGCTAGGACTCCCTCGGTCAGCAGCCGGAACTCCGCCCACGACATGGCGGGGCGGGTCAGCAGCCTGATGCCGTAGACGGCGGCGAAGTCGGCTACGAGGTAGCTCCAGCGGCCGAGGATCTCTTCCCACGTGACCGCTTTGCCGGCGTCGGGCTCTTCTTCGTAGTACTCGTGGAGGCCGGTGAGGGGGCTGAAGGTTCCACGCCCGCCGTCGTCGCTGTGATCTGCTGTATCGCCTTCGCTGCCGCCAGCAGCGCCTCCGACAACGCTTTTGGGTCTTCCCACGCCTTCTCCGCCGCGTCACGGCCGAGCCGCCAGTCCGCGTAGGCGACGTTCGCGACCCGGTCGATCAGGGTCGCCGTGGCACCGTCGGCCCGGAGCTCGTCCAGGACGGGACCGAGGAGCTCGCTCTGCAGCTCCGCCATCGTCATCCCGTCGGCGATGCGCTGCTGCAGCTGCACGCCCTGGTCCCACATGACCGTGGGCAGCGTGTACTCCTTGCCGCGCAGCCGCAGGACGATGGGGCCTTCGATCTCCTCGAGGGGCTTGAACCCCATGTGCATCTCCTTGGTCGCAGTGGTGGTTGGGGGCGCGCCCCGCCCGGGCACAACGCCGGCGGGCGGGGCGCGTGGCAGTGGCTAGCCGCGCGTGTACGCGAAGCTGTTCGACGCTCCGGCGCCGTTCGTTACGATGATCGGCGCGGACCCGGCGGAGCCGGTGGGCATCGTGGCGACGATCGTGGAGTCGGACACGACGGTCCAGTTCGTGGCGTTGACGCCGCCGAACTTCACGCCCGTGGTCGGGACGACACCGGTGAAGTAGGCGCCGGTGATCGTCACCAGGGCGCCCGTGGCCGCACCGGACGGGGTCGCGGTCGTGATGACCGGGACGGCCGGGGCGGACGCCGGGTTGGTGATCGGGGACACCTGGCCGTCGGCGGTGAACGTGATCCCGACTTCCTCGATGTCAGCCACACCGGTCTTCGACTGCTGGTAGTCCACCAGGTACAGGCCGCTGTACGCCTCGGGGGCGCCGTTGCGGTCGTACCAGCGCACGTAGAGGCGCGCGTTCGTGCCGAACTGGTAGCGGGTGTTGCGGCAGAGTTCCTGCCCGGGGTCGAAAGCGCCGGCGCTGAGCTTGCGGCGGGCCTTGATGGCCAGCTTCGCCCCGGTAATGGTCTTCTCGAACGACGCGAACCCGTTCGAGTCGTAGTCGTCGGCGCCCTGCAGGGTGGCGTTCTCCTGCGGGTTGAAGTCGGTGAGTCCGAGCAGCGGGGTCCACGTGGTGTTGTCCGGGGACACGTCGACCTTGAAGCGGCGGGCGAGGGCGTTGCTCAATGTGATCAGCCTCCTAGGGGCTTTTGTTCGGCATGAAAAAAGCCCCACACGAGGCGGGGCGTCGAGGGTTTCATTTCATGGGTTGGTGGGGCGGCGCCTCACCCAAATGGCAGGCCTGTTCGGTGGGGCGCCGTCCCGGTGCAGCGGTCTCACCCCGCCGCTGCGCGGGGGTCTAAAAGGTGGCGGCTATTCCCAGCCGTTGCCGTTGTTGCGGTTCGCCGTCGACGGGAAGTCGAGGTCCACGTAGTAGTGGTCCGTGCGCAGCCACCGCTTCTGGGCGTCCACGCCCATGGGCACCGAGGAGTTCCGCAGGATCTGGATTGCGTGCGTGGACCCGAAGGTGACGTTCTTGGTGTTGTGCATCAGGTCGAAGATCGCGTCGCCCAGATCGTCGACGTCGTACCCGTTGTTCGGGACGCCGCGGAGCTTCACCTGCACGAGGACCATGCCGTAGGCGGCCTCGGTGGCGTCGGTCATCGGGACACTGGTCAGGCATACGACACGGTCCGGGTTCGGCTGCATGTCCTTGAACACGATCGCCGTCTCGGTGGGGAGGTAGGCGGTGCCGTCGGCCCGGTACACGGCGATGGACGAGTCCGCGATCATCGTCGCGAACCCGACAGCGAGGTCCCGCATGGCTCCCATGGTCACCCCACATTACGACTAGTCGATGTGCTTGCCGAGTTCCTGGGCGACGATGGCGAGGATCGCCTGCGTCTCCGTCACGAGGGGCTGTTCGAGGTAGAGGGCCTGCCCGTCCTCGTGGCGTAGCTGCAGCTCGTAGTGCTGGTAGCGGGCGTAGGGGCCGGGGTAGTACACCTCGGCGCCGTCGTCGTTGACTTTGACCTCGGCTTCGGCCCGCAGGTGGCCGGTCTCGATCGGGGTCTTCGACACGGCCACGGTGCGGAGGTGCTCCATGCCCTTCGCCGCGGCCTCGGGGATGGCGGCGATGACCGCGTCGGTGATCTTCTCGAGGTGGACCGCGAAGTCGCCCACGGCAGCCCCTTATTCGAAGTAGACGACGGAGTGCTCAACTCCGGCCAGCATGCCGGCGGCGTCGAGCTGGTTGACGATGATGACCTGGGCGTGCCGCCCGTCCGAGAGGGTCACCCGCGAATCGAGGGCGAACTTCAGGCCGTCCGCAGTCGAGCAGTAGAACTGCGACTGCGAGAGCACCTGTTCGCCGTCCTGATTGCGGATCAGCTGGGTCTTCCCGTCGAGGAACCCGGCGACGATCTGCGCGGCGGCGTACACGTCGCCGTTCGCCCCGGTACCCTCCCGGGTCTCGACGGTGACGGTGTGCACGTAGAACGAGGTGATGTCGTCGGCCATCTCAGCCGTACACCCACACGTTGGAGCCGAGCAGGTTGTTCAGCTGCAGCTTCCGCGCAGCCTCCGGCACGAGGTTCCGCAGCGACTCGGAGCGGGCCTGCTCGGCGTCGGCAGGGTTGGCGTACACGATCGACGCGGACCCGATGCGCTTCTGCGCCACCACCCCGGCGGCTTGGACCCCGCCGAGGTTCGGGTCGATGCCCATCGCAGCCCACGCCGCCGCCTGGATGCACGTCGCGTCCCGGAGCGCGTTGTAGGTGGCTGTGTCGGTCGCGAGCCCGGTGGTGGGGTCGGCGTCGTAGTAGGCGGACTCTGTGGCCTCCAGCACCAGGGAGGTGGCGGCCCGGAGCAGCTGGGTGGCGTTCGCCGGCGCCGCCGTGCCCGTCCACCCCGCGAGGTCGGCGGGCTGGGCGAGCATGTCGGGTACGACGAAGTTGCCGAACAGTCCCGGCATGGGGGCCTCCTACTCGGTGGCGTACTTGTCGATGAGGTCCTGCCGGGTGAGGGCCTCGGCGTCGTCAGGGTTCATGCCCTGGGCGACGGCGTACCCGACCCAGTCCGCCTTGCGGGCGGTGAGCGCGGGACGCTCGACCGGCTCAGCCTCGGTCCAGTCCGACCCGTCAGGGTTGACGCGGCGGATGTACCCCTTGTGGAGCCGGTCGGCAATGGCCTCGTGCAGGGGGAGGGACAGCTCGATGACTGCCCCATCCCCCTCCACGACGTGGATGGTCTCGGCCACTAGCGCCGGTTCGTCCGGAACGCCGTGACCGTGCCCGTGAACCCGCTCTGCAGGTCCAGGCTGATCGAGCCGTCGTTCTGCAGGAACCGGGCCGACTCGAGCGGGCCGATGAACACCGTGCCCGACGCCGCGACCGAGACGGTCAGGTCGCCGAGCCCGGAGGACTCAGCGAGCGGCTGGGATCCGGCCCGGACGATCGCGTTGAGCGCGCCGGCGGTGGTGTTCTTGACGCGGAGGACGAGGACCTCGGGCCGGGCACCGGTGACGGTGTGGCCGTTGGTCGGGTCCGCCGTGGTTCCGGCCGGGTCCACCGTCGAGGTCGCGGCGGTGAGGTCGGTGAGCGGTACAGCTGTGCGTGCCATTGTCTAGCTCCTTCCTGCTAGGAGACAGCCACGTAGGCGGTCGCGATGGCGTCCGGGCGGACGAGCTTGGCGCCGTAGAGCATGAGGCCCTTCACGGCGTCGGAGAAGCTCGACTGCGGCCGGTAGGCCTCGATCTGGTTGATCTGCTCGGCGAACGTGATCGCCGTGCTGTTGCCGGCGATGATCGTCTGAACCCCGCCCGTGGGGACCGGCACGTTGTTGGATTCGAGGATGTCGAACCCAGCCGCGCGGCCGACGATGCCGTTGCGGAGCCCCTCTTCCGTGCCGGACTCGTTGACCTTCACGAAGCGGGAGTCTTCGAGGAGGGCGCCGACGAGGTCGGGGGAGACGACGACGAGGCGGCCCGCCATGGGGACGTTCGCCTTCGTGAGCGCCGTGCGGAGCGGGACGAGGACCTTGTTGTAGGCGTCGTTCGGGTTCGTGGCGGTGGCGATGCTCACCGGCGACCCCGAGGAGGCGATGACGTTCGCGGTCTGCGCACCCGTGTACAGCGAGGCGATGTACTGGTCGATCACGTCGGCGAAGCCGTAGGCTGCCTCGTTGACCGACTGCGGGATGACGTTCCCGCGGGCCTGCCGCTGGTCGACGTCGTCAACCTGGAAGGCGAAGTACTTCGACTGGTCGACCACGAGCGTGCGCTGGGAGTCCTGCACCTGCTCGGGGCTGATGACCGTCTGGTTCGGCACGTAGGTGCCGATCGTCGGGCGGCCCACGGAGGTGATGCGGACGGTGTCGCCCGCCTGGGTGATCTCGCCCTCGTAGTCGCTGTTGGTCAGGCTCCTGTAGACGAGGTTCTTGCGGAGCGCGACGAGGAGGTTCGCGGACCAGATTTCCGGGCGGAAATTCAGGATGCTCACGGTGTGCTCCTTTCAGGGCACGTAGGGATGGTTAGCCTCCGAGCAGGTGCTTCAGCAGGCCCTTGTTCTGGGCTGCGACGATCTCCTCAGGCGACATGCGCTTGAGCTGCTCTTCGGTGATTTGGCCTTGCTCGCCGGACCCGCCGGTCTGCTCGATGCCGCTCGCACCCACCGCCCGGGTGGCCTTGAGGTATGGGTTGCTCTCGACGGCTGCCTTGATGGCGGCGTCGATCTTCTCGCCGTCCTTGGACGGGTCCAGCCCGTCGATGGAGGCGAGGAAGCTTGTGGAGTCCAGCAGCCGGGCCGGGTCGGCGCCGTGGGCGGCTGCGTTCTTGAACACGGCGAGCTCGCGGCGGGCACGTGCGGCCTCGGTGGCGGCGCTGTCGCGTTCCTGGGCGGCCTTCTTCGCCGCCTCGACCGGGTCCTCGTCGTTCTTGATGCCGAGCGCTTCGAGGGCGGCCTTGATGCGGGCCTGCGCTGCGGTCTCGGCGTCGCGGGCCTTGACCCGGTGGTTCCCGGCCTCGGTGCGGAGGTCGGTGATGAGCTTCTGCACGTCGGCGGGCAGGGACTCGACCTTCCCATCCCACGACGGCGCCGCAGGCTGCGCGGGCGACGCGGGCGGTGTGGCCGGGGGAGCGGCAGGAGGGGTGTTGCCCTCGCCACCGCCGTCCCCGCCGGTGTTGGCGTTCATCTGGGCGTCGCCGAACAGGGCCCGGTGGTGCTCGAGCAGAGCCTCGATGCCGCCCGGTGCGGTGGGGTCGATGCCGTGGATCGTGCGCTTAGCGCTCATCGTTCTGTTCTCCTTGATCAGTGGTCTCAGTGGAGGCCGAGGTCGAGTCGTTGTCTGCGTGGCCGATTCACCAGCCCGTGGTCAGCCGCGAACGCCTTCGCCGCCTCGGCCCGCTGCCGGATCTGGTGCCCGGCCGCGGCCTTCTGGTCGGGGGTGATCGCTGCGGCGTACTCCATCCGCGCCGCCCGGACCCGCCGCTCGAGGTACCTGAGGCGCTGCGTGGCCTTGTATGCGGCCTCGTCCGCGTCGGTCCAGGCGCTGGCTTTGAGGATCGTGGCGCCCGGCAGGAACGGGGTCAGGACGTGCCGGCAGTTCGGGTGGAACAGGCCCGCGGCGGTGGCTTCCTCCACGGTGGCGTCCACGTGGAACGTCACCGGGTCGCCGGTCTTCACGCTCGGCTCGGTGATCTCGGCCGCGCCCCCGTCGGAGAGGACCCGCCCCTCCCATGGGGCGCACAGCGGGCACGGGCGCCCCGAGGTGCTGATCGTGTAGTAGATCAGCCCGGCCCGGTCGTACCGGTCCTTGTGGGAGGCGTTGTAGGCCCGCTGCGTGGCCGTCCGTACCGCCATCTCCACGTAGGTCGCGAGCGACCACTGCCGTCCCGCGCTGTCCGTGAACCCGGTGACACCCTTGGCGGTGAGGTCCCGCCACGCCTGCGCCTGAGCCTCCGCCGGGGTCGCCTTGTCCAGAAGGCCGGCGGCGATGGCGTGGACCGGCTGCTCCGTGACCTGCGAGAGAGCGCCGGCCACGGTCGCTGCACGGTAGGCGTCGTCGGCGAACCAGCTGATCCGTGTCGCCGCCGCGGCGAGCCCGTAGGCGAGGTCGCTGGCGATCATCCTCGCCGCGTTCGCGTCGTGCCCGAGCTCATACCCGGCAGGGGGCGACCAGTGGGGCAGGGCCGCTTCGAGGGCGGCGATGGTGGCGCGGGCGTCGTCGTCCCCGGCCGTGGTGGACCGGGCCGCGATGGACGCCGCGAGCGGGCCTGCCTGCGCTGCGACCTCCGCTGCCTTGGAGCGTGCGAGCGCGAGCAGGTCCGTGTACAGGGTCCCAGCCTTCGCAGGGTCGGCGATGGCCTGCCTGACGAGCTCGGCGGAGCCGACGACGACGGCGACCTCGGCCGCCGCATAGACCGCGCCGGCCTGGTTGGCGTTGGCGTCAGCCGTTGCCGGGAGGCTTGTGCCGCTTGCTGCCGCCGAACCTGCCGTTGAGGTCCCGCTGCTGCTGCTCGCCGCCGTTGTCCGGCTTGACCCGTCCGGGGTCGGTTGGGGTGCTTCCGCCACCGCTCATCCCCTTCGGCTCGGTCGGCGGTGGCCCGTCGAACATGGACAGCGGGTCCGGGACGGCCGAGGCTTGGCGCTGCTCCTGGATCCGCTGCACTTCCTCGGCGATGTCGTCCTCGTCCCAGTCGGGGTGGACGATCCCGACGATGGTTTCGTCGGAGGCGGCTTGGGCGGCGCGGAGCGTGGCGACGGTCTGCGCGATCGTCAGCTGGGACTCCTGCACCGCGTCCGGGAACGACACGTCCGGCGGTGCGGGCTTCACCTTCGAGTGGAAGATGGCCTGGTCGACCCACAGGAGCTTCTCGAGGATCTCCGACAGCGCGGGCCGCCATTCGCGGATCTTGCGGTCGCGGGTCATGAGGGATCGCTGCTGCTTGGCCTCGACCTCGGTGGCGGTGCGGGTTCCGCCGCCGCCCTCGTAGATCCCGAACGTCTCCGCGGAGTACCCGGCCATCTGCAGGATGTCTGTGACGAACTGCGCGGCGGACGCCTGGTGCTCCTGCACCCGGATGTCGAACTGGGATTCGGTGATGAGGTCGTTGATGCCGGTGTTGTCGCCTTGGAGCATGTTGACCGCGGCGTAGGCTTCCTGCTCGGCGTTGAACGCCGAACCGGAGCCGGTGCCGGCGTTGTCGAGCAGCTGCCGGGCGATCATGATCCTCGCCTTGCCGAGGCGGATGTCCCGCATCCACGACGTGTAGGTCTCGTCGAGGGCGTCCATGAGCTGCTCGACGCCGTCCAGGTCCGAGCGGCCGAAGTTGCGGCCGAGGGGGTCGGTGCGCCACCGCCGGTTGGGCCGCTGGTTCGGCACGTACCGGACGCACAGGCCGGGACTCTCGCTGCTGATGGCGCCGAACGCGTTGACCATGGGGGCGAGCGGTGCGGTGGCCGGCTGGTCGGTGAGGGGCACGACGTGGCCGAGCTTGTCGTCGGCGCCCTCGTACAGGCCGTGCAGGATGATGCCGTTGCCCTGCTCGTCGAGCTCGTGCCGTTCGAGGTGCCGCCACACGGTCTTGCCGTCGCGGGCGACGACCTGCCAGAACGTGACGGCGCGGAGCCGGCCCCACATGAACTCCGGCCATGCCTGGTCGGCGTCGACGTGGGTGAGGAAGGGGGCGTCGGGGGAGACGTTGGCGTCCCAGGTGACGCGGAGGTAGACGCCGCCGAGGGCTGCGCCGACTTCTGCGGCTGCGGCGATCTCGGTGTGGAAGCCGTCGTCGAGGAGCTCGGAGAGGCGGTCTTGGGTGGCCTGGTCGTCGGCTTCGACGGTGATGGTGTCGGCGAAGAGGAGGTCGGCGGAGGCTTGGCAGATTTCGGCGGCGATGGGGACGTGGAGTTTGACGCGGCGGTCGGGGCCGCGGGTGGCTTCGCCCCAGAACCAGCGTTGGAGGGCGCGGCCGACGGTGGCGCGGAATCCGCCGGCGTCTGAGGCGAAGAACCCTGTGCTGGTGGGGTCGTAGCCGGTGCGTCCGCCGTAGAGGGAGGCGAGTTCGTCGGGGTTGCCGGTCCACCAGGCGTTCCAGGTGGCGTAGAGGGGGAGGATGTTGGCCAGTGGTGCGGGGGGCCATGTTTGGCTGTTGCCGGGCAGCGGCATGCTGTGGCCCCTTTCGGTGGGTCTAGTCGTCGTCGTTGGTGGCCGGCGCCGCAGGCCGCGGCACCTCAGCCAGAAGCTGCCCCCGCCACAGCGCCTCCGTCGTCGCCACCGCATAGCGCAGCGCGTCCATGGAGTCGTCGCGGTCCTTCACGGGCTTGTCCTCGCCCCGCTCGGCGGCCTTCGGGTCCCAGATGTAGTCGGTGATCTCGGCGAGCACCCCCGTGCACCTGTCCGAGACCTTCAGCAGGTCCTTCGACAGCAGCGACGAGGTCAGCCCGATCCCGTACATGACGGCCTTCCGCGCACCCTGCGAGGCGAGGCCGTCGTGGTGGAGCTCGGCCCGGAAGTCCGCAGCCGCCGAGTCCACGACCACCCACTCGGGCCGCAGGTATGGCTGCTCCGGGTGGTGCGCCTCTTTCAGCCAGTCCCGGATCGTCTTCGACTGCTGCGACGGGGACTGGCGCGCCTCGGTTGTGACAGCTTCGATGCGGAGCTCGTCGACGGCGTAGAGGCGCCCGTCGTACCCGAGGCCGAGCAGCACCACGCTGGTGGGGTGCTGGGTGCCGTAGTCGATCGAGGCGCACAGCATGCGCCGCATCGGCGGCAGCTCCGCCCAGGGCACCTTGTGGCGGGTCTCGTCCCAGCCGTCGTAGACGGCGCCCTCGGCGTTCGTCCACTCGCCCCGGATGAAGCGTTTGTAGAACACCCCGGTGAACGAGGCCTCCATGTCCGCGATGTACTCGGGCCCCGGGTCGCCGCCCTCCCAGTAGAGCGGGTTGTCGTGCATGGTGAACAGGAACACGACCATGCGCTTCGCCGCGGCGGCGAGGATCCACTTCACCCGCAGCCAATGCCGGGTGCTGCCCGGGTTGGTGGTGGCCAGCAGCCGGGCGCCTTGGACGCGGAGGCGGGTGACGAGCATGTCCCAGAAGCCCTCTGGGAGGAGTGTGGCTTCGTCGACGTAGGCGAGCTCGAAGGTGCCGCCTCGGATCTTCTCTTCGGCGCGGACGTCGTTGGCTCCGACGAGCATGACGGTGCGGCCGAGGATGGTGGCGGTGTTGGATCCGGCGGTGTGGATGACGGTGTCGGCGACGCGGCCGAACAGGTTGGGGTCCTGCAGGGGTGCGAGGACGTTCCGTTCGATGGTCTGGAGGGTTTTGCCGACGATGACGATGAGGCCGCGGCCCTTGTAGTGGCGGATGGCGATGAGCCAGGCGAAGAGGGAGGCGATGGTCTTGCCGCCGGAGACGGCGCCGACCCAGAGGGCGATCTTCGCTTGGGTGGAGTGGTGGATGGAGCGGATCTGCTTGGGGGACAGCGGCGGCGGCGTGGTCACGCTGCTCACTTGGCTGGCTCCTCGGGAGTGGTGTTGGCGTATTCCGCGAACCCTGCCTCGAGGCGGTCCAGCACGGATTCCGCTGCGGTGGCGCCGGAGGAGGTGTCCATCTCGATCAGCGCCTGGTGGCGGCGGGTTGCGACGTCGACGGCCTGCAGGATCTTCAGCTGGTCGGCGAAGGTGGGCTTGTCGAGCTCGACTTCGTTGTAGGTGTTGTCGCGGCCGCCGAAGCTGAACGCCTTCGCCGGTTCCCACAGCTGCCTGCGGAGCCGGTCGGCGTCGTCGAGGAGGTGCTCGGCGAGTTCGGCGCGGCGGTGCTTGGCGTCGGCCACCAAAGCTTTGGTGGCGGCGACAGTCTTGGTGCGGTCGAAGGTGAGGCCCGCTTCGCTGCAGACCTTGGAGACGGTGGATCCGGAGACCCCGGCTTCGCGGGCGATTTCGTTGCGGGAGAGGCCCGTGGCGTGGAGCTCGAGGATGCGCTGCCGTTTGGCGGGGTCGATTGGCCGGCCTGCCATGGTCGGCCTCCGTTCCTAGCCGAGTAGCCGGTACCAGGTGCCCTTCTTCGAGTCCCAGGTGGCTTTGCAGTGCTTGCAGTCGAACCAGCCGCAGAACACGCCGCCGTTCTTGGCGGCCTTGCAGTGCGGATCGGCCCATGTGGCGGCGAGGGAGCCGCAGGCGGGGCATTTGATGGCGTGCGGGTTAGTCGCGGCGCTCATCGGTGTCTTCGTACGCTTCGTTGTCCACGCGCTGCCGTGCGACCTCGAGGAGACCGATGGCCGAGTGGTACGGGATGTTGGAGGCCGCGGTGAGGTAGCCGAAGGTGTCGGCCTTTGCCGGGATGGCGGTGGATGCGACGAGGAACCAGTCGGTGACGTATTCGCCTTCGTCACGGGTGGCTGCCACGTAGTCGCGGATGGCCGTGTCGAGCCGGTCCTTGGCTTCCTGGAATGTGAGCTCGGCCATCGGGTTCTCCTCGTGTGTTGTCCGTGGGGCGCAGGTCGGACCATGGCAGCGGTGCAAGGAACCCGGCGTGGGGGTTACCGCCGGTCCGGCCTTCGACGGGGTTCTCAGTGGCCGTTGACTGTTGCCGGGCCGGCGTTGACGCCCCACGGACGGAAAGGGGGGATGGGTGGACTGTTAGTTGCGCCTCTAGCGTCGTCTCCGACGCGAGTTCTTCTAGCCCAGTCCACCCATCTTGAGCACAGCGTACCCTAAAAGTTTTCTGTCTCGCGGGACAGTGGACGGGCACGGCGTGGCGCACTGCGCCGCCGCAGCGTCACTGTTGGCGCGCTTGCTCTGCCATGTCGCGAAGCCATTCCAGCGTCGCGTCTGCACCGCCCAGCTCGACAGCCGCGTCCGCAGCATCAGCGAGCGCGTCGATGATGTGCGGCAGTGCGGCACGGATCCCGTGCTCCACGTCGTTCCTGATGTTGTTCAGGTCCTCTGGTCTGTCCTCGTAGTCGTGGTTGCCCAGAACGGCATCCCAGGCGACCTCTATGGCTTTGCTCAGGTCCAGCTCGCTCATGCCCCGATCCTCTCACCGGTCGATTGTCCTCGCCGCTCCGCAGCCCGACGGCGCCGCTCCGCCATCCGCAGAGCCACCGCATGCACCTCGCCGATCCTGTACCCCTCAGCACCCGTCACGAGATCGCACAGCCGGCCGATATGCCCCAGCTGCGCCCAGTTCTCGATGTGCTTCACCTCCAGCCGGATCCCCTGCGTCCCCAGAGCCCGCACGATCACCGGCGGCGTCGCGACCGCGTCCCACGCCGAGGCGATCTTCGCATCCTGCCGCTCCGCCACGTCGTACCAGGTCCCGCACACCTCGCACGTCACCTCGTAGGAGCCGGCAGGGACCGCGAGCTCGTTGTCGCACGGCACCAGGTCGTCAGGGTCGTCCCCGAACAGGCCACCGCACGCGCCGAGCCGGATCCACTCCGGCGGCAGGTCAACCTTCGCCACCGCCTTCACGATCAGGCCCTCCAGCCGCGCATGCCACGACGGCCCCCAGTCGGCCGTCGCCGCACGCGCTGCCCGCTCCACCAGCGACCCGGCCCCGTTCGCGGCGAGGTGCCGCTCGAGCGAGACCGCGAGCTTCGCCGCGTCCAAACGGACCGGCAGCGGCGGCGTCTTCGACCCCGACCCGAGTGGGCCGGGCTTCCCGGTGCGATCCAGCTTCTCCGCCGTCACCCGCAGGTCGTCCACGAGCGCCTCGCCCTGGGCGACGTTCTGGGCGAGGGCGCGCTCGCAGATGCGGCACATGAACCGGCCATCGCCGATGATCCTCGAGCACGCACACTCAGCCACGCGGCGCCCCCTTACGTGCGCGACCAGCTTCCCGACCGGGCGCGGTCGCGGTCGCCGTGGTCGCGTTCGCTTGCTGTTCGGCGAGCCATTGCTGATGCTCTCGCTGGACGCGTCTCAGGGTGAGCGCCGTGGCGAAGATCTGCTGGCATGGCTCGCAGCCGTCGATGTGCTCGAGGCCTTCGTCAGTGACTGGGTCGAGTGCGGTGGGGTGGGTGATGCCGAAGGCATCGCTGATTGCCACTGGGTTTCCTTCCTAGGCTGCGGTGGGGAGGGCGAGCTTGTTGAGGGCTTTGAGGTTCGCCTGGGGGAGCGATGCCTCGAGGGGATTGCCGATCAACCGGGCTCCGATGGCGGCGAGGATGACGGCGTCGGCGATGTCGTTGCCGGTGATGTCGATGTCGGGGTAGCGGCGGATGGTGGCGGCGAGGATGTTGTCTTTGTCGGTGCCGCGGCCGCCGCCTTTGCCGACGGCGTAGGTCATGCGCTGGGCGGGAGTGACGGGGACGATCCGGCACTGGATGTCGGCAAGCAGGCGGAAGACGAACCACCACAGCCCGGACCTGTCGTGCGAGCTCGTGCTGACGCTGGCGTAGCTGGGGGACTCGATCACGACGAGGCTCTCGGGGACGATCGGGTCGGTGATCTGGGTGGCAAGCCGGCGGATCCTGCCGCCGCGCTCGGCCCAGGTCGCTTCCTTGGAGCCCTTGGATTGGATGCGGCGGGTTTCGACCGTGCCGTCGAGGTGCACGAGGGCGAGGCCGGTGCTGGTGAGTGAGGGGTCGATTCCTACGACGGGTCTGCTCAGAACGGGCATTCGGTGTGCTCCTTCGGGGGTTTGGCGAAGACGGCTTCCCAGGGCAGCGGGTAGCCGGGGGTGGGTTGGCAGGTGTGCTGGGGGAGGACTGGGTGGCGTCGGGTGCCGATGGTCCATTGGTCGCGGTGGCGTAGCCGGGATGGCGGGCCGATGACGAGGCTGTAGGTGCGCCGGCCTGCGAGGAGGAGCTCGAGCTCGGTGTTGGGGTCGATGAGGACCATGTCGGTGGTGGCGTGGGTGGCGCCGTCGTATTCGTCGTCGAGGGCGTGGAGGGTGATGTTGCCGCAGCGGGGGCAGGGTTCTGGGCGGGCGTGCATGGACAGCCGGTTGGCGTAGGCCTGTTGGGCTTGGTCTTGTGCCCATGGGGGGAGTGCGAGGAGCCATCGGAGTTCGGCTGGGAACGCTGCGGGGATGCCGAGGGGGAGTGGTGCCTGTGGGGGTGTGTGGGTGGTCATGGTGTGCGGCCTTCGGGGTGGTGCTGTGACCGATGTGACCGACATTCCGTTGATCGCTCTACGTGTGTGCGTACGCGCGCGCGTAGAGGACAAATCAAAATATCGGTCACATCGGTCACGCTTTGGGGGTTCCGGTGCTGTGGGTGTGACCGTGTGACCGAGCTTTCGTCGTTTGCTCTACGCGCGCGCACGCGTAGAGAACCTGTTGAATGTTCGGTCACACGGTCACGGGGTGGGTGTGACCGTTCGGTCACAGGGCGCATCAGAATCCGCCCCTGTCGCCGTCGTGCTCGTCGGGTTCGGTTTCGGCGCTGTTGAGGGTGACTCCGCCGTACATCTTCGCTGTCCTTGCCCGGGGTGCGGCAGCGCCGACGGTGATGCCGTGCTTGACGAGCTGGGACTGGAACCCGCGTCCTTTGAGCGGGGTTTCGCCGTTGGCCTTGCACCAGGTCTCGTAGGCGTTGCGGAGGGCTGAGCAGGTGGTGGCGAAGCTGTTGGCGTTGGGGCCGGGGTGGAGGGTGGTGTCTTCTTCGAGGAACCGGGCGACGGTGTCGACGTCGTGGGCGTAGTCCTTGGTGGCTTCGGTGACGGAGGCGGGTTCCTGGAGTCCGTGCTGGTGGTAGTGGGCGGCGCCGACGGCGATCCAGTTGAGGAGGGCTGGGCCGTGGTCGGTGGCGAGGATCCCTTGGAGGTCTTCGATGCGCTCGGCCTCGGGGACGGTGTGGGTGAAGGGGATGAGGCGGAGGCGGCGCCAGAAGCTGTTGCCTCCTGATTCGACGGCGGGCTGGTGGTTGCCCATGAGCCAGAGGTGGTGGGTGGGGGTGAAGGTGAAGTCGTCTTGGCGCATGAACCGGGCGGTGAGGGTGTCGCCGCCGGTGAGCTGCTTGACCTTGGCTTCGTCGAACCGGTCGGATTCGTTGACTTCGGAGCAGATGACGAAGCGGGCGCCGGCGAGGCGTGCGATCTCGGTGGAGTGCTGGGCGTAGTTGGAGGCCATGAGGAACCCGTTGGGGGAGGTGGTGGCGTAGTCGCCGAGGACTGCGACGACGGCTTCGAGTAGTGCGCCTTTGCCGTTGCCGCCGTGCCCGTAGGCGAAGGGGAGGATGTGTTCGCGGACTTTGCCGACGCAGGAGTAGCCGATGAGGCGCTGCATGTACCCGGTGAGTTCGGGGTCTTGGAAGGTGGTGGCGAGGAAGTTCTCCCACAGCTGGGTGTCTGCGTTGGGGTCGGGGGTGCAGGAGGTGGTGCGGGTGTGGAGTTTGGCGGGGTCGGCGTCGAGGAGGTTGCCGGTGGTGAGGTCGATGATGCCGCCGGGGGTGTTGAGTTCCCAGGGCCGGTTGTCGAGGTCGTCCATGGTGACGGTGATGCGGGGGTCGGTGCGGGCTTGGATGAGCATGTCGGTGGTGCCCTTGGCGGAGAGGGCTTTGCGGCGGTAGGCGGTTTCGGCGTTGTTCCCGGCGGGGAGGTGGGCGGCGATGTCTTTGGCGTATTCGCGGGCGAGGCCGCCGTCGGAGGGCTGCCATTTCCAGACGTGCCCGTTCCATGCGAGCCAGCGGCCGCGGTCGGTGCAGTAGCGGAGGGTGTCGCCGTAGGTTTCGACGAGGAGGCGGGCGTTGCCGGTGTCGGTTTCTGCGAGGGCGTGGCGGTCGTCGTCGCGGGGTGCGAGCACGGTTACGGTGGCGAGGGCCGAGGACCCGTGGGAGCGCTGCTGTGCCGGCTGCGGGGCGGCTGGGCGGGTGTTGTCGGCGACGAGCTCGAGGCGGGGTGCGGGGCGCTGCCCGAAGCCTTTCTGCTGGAGGGCTTGGGCTGCGGCCTGGTGGTCGCCGCCGTGGTTGAGCAGCGCGTAGGCCCCGAACTTGGTATACGGGGTTTCTGTTTGGAATACCGTGGAGGATGAGAAGACGTAGAGGCGGTCGCGGTCCTCGGCGCGGCCGGTGGTGGCGGAGAACCCGGGGGTGTCCTTGCCGGGGCGCCGCCAGAACCTTGTGCGGCCCCTGGTGGTGACGTGGGTCCAGCCGGTGAGGATGTCCTTCCAGTCGGTCTTGGCCTCGAAGTCGTCCCCGGGGGAGACGCCGTCGCTGGCGCGGGGGCCGGGAGCGGTGAGGGCGAGGTCGAGCTCGGAGGGCGTCTCGGGTTCGGGGTCGGGTGCGCCGAGGACGACAGCGAAGACGTTGTGGACGGCTTCGCGTTCGTCCCAGGTGAGGGTGGGCGCCGTCGAGGGGCCCCCGGCGAGCCTGACCCATGGCTTCCCGGTGGGGTGGACGGTGCCGCTCGAGGGGGCGACGACGGTGAAGCCGTTGGCGGATCGGGTTTCGGCGAGGACGTCGCCGCGTTCGTCTTTGGCGATCTTGGTGTTGCCGGGGAATTTGGTGCCGTCGGGCAGGTGGACGCGGTAGAGCCAGTGGAATCCGCCGGAGGGGGATTGTTCGAGCCAGCCGGTGCAGAGGCGGGCCCAGATGTCGCCGAGGTCGCTGTCTGCGGCGACTTGGGCGAGTTCGCCGAGCATGTGGGCGGCGCGGCCTTCGACTTCGAGCATTTCGAGGTTGCCGCTGATGGGGCCGGTGACGACGCCGACGCCGAGGGTGCCGTCGTGGAACCAGGTGCGGAGTTCGGTGTGGCTGGCGCGGCCGGTGGTGTATTGCTTCCAGGCGCCGTCGGGGCGTTTGGATCCGTCGTTTTTGACGGGGACGACGCTGATGCCGGCTGCGTGGAGTTCGAGGGCTGCTTCGAGTGCTGTTTGGGCGGCCATGCGTGGGGTGTGTTCCTGTCTTCTCGAAGCGTGGTGCGGGGTGTTCTTTAGGCGGCGGTGCGGGCGCCTGTTGGGGGTATGCCTCGTTGGCGGCGGGCCATGATGAGGCGGGTGAGGCCGGGGACGGCTGCGAGCTCGTCGGGTTCGAGCATGTTGGTGTCGCGGCGTCGTCGCCGGTTTTGGCGTTTGGTGCGCTGGTTGCAGGATTGGCAGGTGGTGTTGTTCTTGCGGGCGATGGTGCCGGGGTAGTCGGCGGCTTTGCCCTGGTGGGGGCGCATGGGGGTTCCGCAGGTGTGGCAGGGGTTGACTCCGGCGGCGCTCATGCTGCTCTCCTTCCGGGCTGCTGTTTGCGGAGGGCTTGGCGTTCGCGGTTGCTGGTGCCGCCCCAGATGCCGTCGAGTGAGGGGTCGGAGACGGCGAGGGCGAGGCATTCGGCGCGGACGGGGCAGCGGCGGCAGACGGCTTTCGCGGCGGGGGAGCCGTCGCCGCCTTTGGTGGGGAAGAACAGTTCGGGGTCGGTTTGTGCGCAGAGGGCGTCGGCGACCCATTCGGGGGCGACGATGGCTTCCATGAGGCTCACGCGTTCCCCACCTCTGTCTGCCGCTGGCTGGCGAACCTGCCGAACGGGACATCGTGGCGGACGCATTGGTCGTTCACGAGCACATACCCGCAGCGCACGCGGTACGGGCCGTCCCACACGATGGCGTCGCAGGACTTGCGCTCGTCGTCGCCCATGAGGCTGGCGAGCTCGTCGCGCTGCTTGCTCATGGCTTCTCCTTGGTGTCGCAGGTGTGGGTGTCCTGGTGGTTGAGGCGGGTCCCGCAGCCGGGGCAGCGCCTCTCGGGTACGTCGGGCCAGTCGAGCTCAGGCATTCGCGGTCCTTTTCAGACGAGGGTGGGGTCGTCGAGCCATCCGGGCACGACGGTGACGGGGATTCCCTCGGCTTCCCAGAGGGCGATGACATTGGGGTTGTCGTCCCACGCAGCAGTGATGGTGTACCTGGTGCGCAGGTCGGCGAGGATCTCGCGCTTGACCTCGGAATCGACCCGGGTGTCGTGGTCGGAGCGGTGGTGGAGTTCGGTCCAGCTGATGTTGTGGCGGGAAAGCCACGCAAGGGTGTGGGGCCGGTACCGGTCGCGGCGGGCTGTGACGACGATGACGTTGCCGCCGCTCTCGTGGAGGGTCCTCGCCGCTTCGGCGACGTGGGGAATGGGGTCGCACCAGACCGAGGCTTTGTGGAAGTGGTCGAAGTCGCGGTAGCCGGGGTTGTCTGGGTGGTTGAGAAGGATGTGGTGGCGGATGGGCTGGACGTTGCACAGGGTGCCGTCGACGTCGAAGATCGTGGCTTTAGGCAGCATTGGTCGGCTCCTTGTCCTGCGCCGTCTTGACGATGAACGCGACGATCGCGCCCAGGTGCGCGGCATGCGCGGCATTCATCCCGGACCCGAGGATCCCGGCCGGGGCGCCGCACCCCGAGCACACATACCGACCGCCACGGAGGAACGAGTAGGGGTGGCGGACGAGGACGGCGGCGATGGCCTCTTCGGTGAGGGCGGCGATCATGACTGGCTCGCTTCGGTGAGGAACTTGTACTGGAAGTAGGCGACCCCGGCGGACTCCCCGAGGAAGTAGTGGACCTGCTCGCAGGTGAGCCCGGTGGCGTCGAACCCGACGATCTGCGGGAACGTCTCCGCGAGGATCTCAGCGGCCCTGGGCATCGTGGTCCTCCGGTTCGTCGTGGTGGGGGTGGGTTGCGAAGCGGTGGATCACGGCGACGCGGCGGAGGTTCAGGTCCCAGTCGTGGCCGCGGCCGTGGATCTTGGCGCGGTACACCTCGAGGACGGTGGCGTGGTGCTCGGCGGCGAGCTCGGCGTCCGTGAACCGCTTGCCCATCACGAGCACACCTCCAGCAGTGCCCGTTCGACATGCTCATCGAAGTCCCGCACCGCACGGCCCTGCGCGAACGCGAACGCCTCCGCGTGGGTGGCGAACCTTTGCCCATACGCCTTTCCGGGGGCGACGGCCATCCACGGCTCCTGGAACCTGCCCCACGAGGGGATGCGGATGAGCCGGTACACGGTCCACCGGTCGTTCACCCGGCACGCCATCTGCCGGGGGATCCTCTGCCCGATCACGCGGCCCGCCCCCTCGGCCCTTCCATCTGCAGGACCCGCACGGGGAAGTGCAGCGCCTTGGACGCCGCGGTTTCCCGTTCCCCGGCGCGGTGCCAGGTGAGGTCGGGTGCGAACGCCGCGAACGGTGCCAGCTGCCATGCGACACCGCGGGCGTCGACGACGACGGCGCCGGTGTCGGTGATGGCGTCGAGGCCGCCGGCGTCGTTGACGATCCATTGGGTGGCGGTGCCGCCGTCCTTCACCTCGTGGCTCATGCCGCCACCTCGCCGGGGTGGATCACGACTGCGGGGAACACGAT